CCGCTGCCTCTCAGCATCTGGAGGACGGACTCATTGCCGTTCTTCTGAAGGTGTTCTTGTTTCTTGACGGGCGGTAGTTTCTCCCACCACCTTACGGCTTCGGCACGGCTGCTGAAGCGCACGGTACCGTACTGGACGGCATTGGCTTTGTCAGCGTCCTTCTTGAGAGCGTTCTTCTCAGCCACCAACGCTGTGACGATATCGTGGAGTTCGTTATATTTAGCCATACTAACCTGCCATACTCGCGCCTATCTGGCTTGGATTTATGGTATCGGGGGTGAGTCCTTGTCTCATGCCGCCGCCAGGGGCACCGCCGCCCATGGTCTGGTCGAGGGGCATACCGTCTGGGCCTAAGATGGGGGCACCGCCTGCGGCACCTGGTTGTCCTTCCCCGCCGCCTTCGGCCATCGACATGGCCCGTTCCACCAGAGATTCGATACCTTCTTCTCTGGCGACTTCCATAGCGAGGGCCTGGTGAATCATCGGGTTCTTCCTGACCCAGTCCATGAGGAGGCGTTTACGCTCACCAGAGGCGTCCTCCAGGCGTGCGTCAGCGGCCCAGTAGGTCTCCATGGATTTCAGACCAGCAGCGACCTCTTGGAGGCCAAGTTGCCGTTGTTGCAGTTGCAAGACAGGGTCAACCAAATCGAAGCTGATATCCACGGAATAGTCTGATTCTATGTGGGAAGGCCGGATGTTGTGGCCTTTCACCGTCAGGTTCAGGTCGAGTAGGTCTACCAGTTGTAGTATCTGGGAGGACGCTACCGACGCCAGGTGTTCTAATTGTCTAGACACCGCCACGAACTTACGTCCAGCGGCGGTAGAGAGGATGGCCTGCTGGCCCACGGTGGAGACACCTTGCTCTCTCACACCGGCCAGGGCGCGGGAGAAGGTGCCTTCCTCTATGTCACGGGAGAGCCATTCCTCTGTCTGGAACATCCAGCGTGGGAGTTGGGGTATCTCCATGCGCCAAACGTCGGAGCGGTCTTGCATCTCGATGATGTCGCCCTGGTCTAGTTGGTCACGGAGTTCGTCTGCGCCCATACGGGTGCCGATGGGGTTGAAGCTGGCGTCCATCAGGGCGTTATGACGGCCACTGACCGCCTGGGCCTGGGCACGGATGTCGGCCATGACGGGGTCGAGGATACCGACAGCGAGGTTGGCTGGGTCAATCCTATCCGAATTGGTAGGTTCCTGGCCGAAGCCAGCGTAGGCGTGGGCATACGGTACGAATCCCCAGGTGTTCTTCTCTGTGAAGAGGAGTTTCTTCATGGTGTGGTATTCGCGTCCGGTGCCTGTCACGTGGCCGGAGACCATCATAGCGTGCCAGCATTCCGTCCAGTATTCATCGACAAGGATGAGTTCAAAGGGTCTATTGTTCCTGACTTCCCAGACATCGGCGGTGCGGCCACGGGCTTTACGGGCCAATGTGAGTTCGTGGAGGTCTTGAGAGAAGCGACGGGCGTGTCTGACAGCGACACGGGGGCGTTTCTCCCACGGGTCTAGCAGGATACGGGCCGGTTGGGGCGAACGGGTGCGGAAGGGCATGGCGGTACGCCGGTAATGGTCGTAGAGCCGTTGTGCGGCACGCCATTCGTCGTCGGGTGTCCCCGGTGCGCGGGTGGGTTCGTCGGCACGCCGTTGCATGACGGAGGAATCTAAGCCTAGTTCGTGGATTGAGTAGCCCAGATGCACCAGGTTCTTGCCTTGTTGCTTCCAGGTGAGTGACGGTTCGAGCAGTGCGGCTTCGTCAAGGATGGCCTTCAGTGCTGCTTCGACCTTGTCGGCGTTCTGTCTCGCACTCTCAGACTGACTAGCGGGGTTACGGTGCGGTGTGGGTTCGGAGGCTAGTTGGTGGTCTACGGCGTTGTCCACCAGTGAGGTGGCACGGGCTGGTTTGAGCCAGCCTGGTCGGGAGTGGGCTTCGGCCCCGTCCCAGACGCTGAAGGTACGGAAGTAATAATCGTCATACTTCTCCCACTTCCGGTGTGCGTTAGTCCAGACCTCCTTCAAATGAGAGCGGTACTGGTCTATCTTCGAGGCTGTCGGTTCTTCCTCGAACCCGTTCATATAAGCCATCTATCATCCCCATCTTGACCAGCCACGGCGTCGGCGTCTTGCGCCGCTCCGTGCCGGTCTACCGTTTTCGCCGCCAGCAGGGCGTGCGTTCTGTCTTAATTGCCAGGCTATGCCTACGGCCATCGGGTAGTCGTCATGGGTACCGGACTGCGCTTCGATGCGCCCCCGTTTGTCGGGGTTCCGTATGACGGTGAAGAACTGAGAGAGTCCATCACCGTTAGGTACCGTGATGGCCCGTGAGTGAACCGCCTCGATAAGGTCTCCCCAGAGGACGTAACGGGAGCCGTTAGTCATACCGGCGGTATCGTAAGTATGCCAACCAGGATGGTCAGAATCGCGGTAGTACAACTTCCTATAACGAAGTTCTTGCGCCATCGCAATAGTAAGTATACCCCAATCGTTATCTTCTATGCCCCATATCGGGGAATCGTACTGGTTCAATAATTCAACAGATGCGACGGCCAGTTCTGACGGGTTTACGACCTGCGAGTAGATATCAGCAGCGATATAGCCGGTGACGGCGTCCAATATGACGGTCACGGCATAGTCATTGCCGGTGCCGTGTGATGTGTCAGTCCCAGCGGAGTACCTTTTTCCCGGTTGGAAGGGTTGGTAGATATTGGCCCGTACACCATTACCCACAGTGAGTACCTCAACCGGTTCCTTCACGTCTTGTTTCATGCGGGTGAGGATGGTCTGGTCGAAGGCGGCGAGGGCGCGTGTGGGAGCGAACGCTTCTTCTTCGCTCTCAGGGTGTTCTTTCTGGAAGAGTGCCTGGTCTGGGTATTGGGATTTCCTCTCCGCGTACCATTCGTCAGTACGTGCTGGTCTGGCACGCCACCCGTAGAACAACCTCTTGAACCCGTTGTCGGGTGCCCCCAGGTATAACTTCTGGAAGAGGCTCCCCATCTTGTAGGGGCTGACGGTACTGGTCAGTACCAATTGGCCGTCATTGTCGTCAAGGCCAGGCTTCACGGCGTTATAAGCGGCGTCCAGGTATTCGTGGAAGTCTGCTTCGTCCATCACGACTAGGGTGGGGTTCAACCCACGACCAGCCGCTTCGGTAGACGGGAGGGTGATTACCCTTGAACCCGACTCGAACGTCATCTGTTCCCTGTTGTCGGGCACACCAAGCGGCATCTGAAGCTCAGGCGGTAACGCTTCATACGTCATTCGGGACTTAGATAGGAATTCCCAAGCGTCCCGTTCCCCCTTGGAGAACACCAACGCCAACGCATTAGGCGTGAAGGAAGCGTGCCACAACACATAAGAGGATAACAGCGTAGTCATCCCAATCTGCCGACTCTTCGCCAACACGATACGGGTATCAGTCGCTAAAGCAGCTTCAACCTCCATCAGGTGCGGCCACTCCTCCAACGTCACCATCCCAGTACCAGGTTCCACAATCTTCACAAAAGGCATGAAGCTCCGGTACTCACGCTTCGCCATCTCGAAACGAGCAAACCTACCCGCTTGTTCAATCTCTTGCCGTGTAGCTGTAGTCGCCATCAGAAGTAAATCCCTTCTTCCCGAATCTTCTGCCCATCAGCCATCACCACGAACATAGGTGTGAACTCCCCGACCCAACCCCCTATGATGTTGAACTCGAAATGCTCCATCGCTTCATCAAAACTAAGACCATCAGCCATAAGCATCTCCATAATCTTCTCCCGGTCATATACCGCAACAGGGCCATCATGGAACCGCCACCCTAACCCGATGAACGCTTCATCATACCCATCAACAAACAACATCCCCTCAAAACGCTCATCTTCCCCAAATCGCTCAACTAACGTAGTCATAAGCAAATACTAACACGAACCTGAAGCTCATATGAAACCTGAAGCTGCTTCAGGTACCCACTACCAAGACCCTAGTTACTAGTTACTGTAGGCACAACCTGAAGCAAACCTGAAGACCTGAAGCAACTTCAGGTGCTACTTCAGAAAATATGAACCGTGAAATTTCAGAAAGACGATACAGAAACCAGAAACAGCTAGGCACGAAAAAACAACTAGAAACGAGAGCAGATGGGGCTGAGAGTCCTACTACACCACCAGTACCCGCCCCCCTGATGGTACCACCGGATGCCCCCCGTCAACATTTCCAAGCTACTAGCACCCACCCCTTGCTGTCGGCCAAGTCGGCCAGGCCTCGCCGCCACTGGCCAAATCCTAGCGGCTACCGGCCACCAGACCACAAGCCGATACCGCCAGAAAATAGGCCGTGGCTAGGGCCTAGTCGCCTGGTATCTGTGCCGCTATCGTCACAGACCAATTTAGGCGTGGGAAAAACTCGTGAAAATTCGTTTGCTAGGCACGAGCTAGGCGTGGCGAGTAGGCTATTCAATGTCTAAAATGCTTGCAAGGGGTATTGCATTTCTAGTTTTTATGTGGTTTAATAGCTCACATAGTCTCAAATTTACTTGTTGGAGCAAACATATACGAACCAGTCAACGCCTCGCCAGATTCGCCGCAATAGACCGTCACTCTTCGGTTTACATCACAGAATCGGCACAAGGCACAGACTACAGAAACAACACGAGAGCTAGTCTTACATACACTCGATGGGCTAGAGCCTCTACGCTCTAGCAGATATCATCAGGCTGGATATAGCCGGAGTTGGACTCTCTAGATTACGTCTAGAACCTGAGTCTACAAAAAGCCGATTAAATACTGATTCTGGGTACTAGTTACTAGTACCCAGAGGCGGCTATTTAATAGCTGAAAAATCTTATACAACTTTTTAGGAGTACACCATGTTTTGGACAGTATCATTCAGGAACAACCTACCCGTACAGATTGTGGAAGATTACAAGACTCAAGAATTGAGGTTTAATCAGACGCTCGAATTACCCTATAGCCAACACGAGGCAGACTGCGAGAATCAGATGGGCGTGATTAATCGCTGGCTTGAGCGTAAGAACGTGGCAAAGGCTGGCTTTAATTCCAAGGCGGCTAATACTTGGAACCGTCACGGGCAACGAACGAAGAAATCAGACGCTCTGCGCCGGATGTACGTGGCAGACTACCGTGAGGCTCAAATGTGCTACGAATACAATCTGCGCGAGCTTGACCACCTAATCAGGCACAATTCTATCCTAGGCGCAGAGCGGATACATTTCATTCATGACCGTGAGCCTATCGGAAAATGTGAGACGTGCGACAAAATCGACGCCGCGAACGTTAAACACTATTTCTAATCTACTGATACAGCCTCTGAGAATCTCAGAGGCTGTGGCGGCTAGATTAGCCGATAATTTAATTTGGAGTGTCCACCATGACAAAGCTTTACAGCACAAGCACGAAAATCGAAAAATCTAATAAATCCGACTATGGCTATTACACTCTGGCGCAGTACCTGTCACCGGCTAGTGAGTCAGGCTGGCAGATGTGCCCATTCCGGTCACCAGCCTGTGAAGAGGCATGCCTTGGTCACTCTTCCGGTCTGATGATTACCAGCACGTCCAAAGCGGCCAGAATCAAGCGCACAACGCTATTTATGACAGACCGTCAAGGTTACGCCACACAGGCAATCAAGGAATTGGCCGCGCTTGAGCGTAAAGCCATCAAAGCCGGAGTATTGCCAGCGGCACGCCCTAACGCAGATTCCGACGTCACCTGGGAAAATATCCGATTCGACGGCCAGACGATTATGGAATTGTTCCCAGATATCCAGTTTTACGACTATACGAAATGGCCGTCAAAGTTCCGACCAGCTAGCCGCCTACCGGCTAACTATCATCTGACTTTTAGCCGGTCAGAAAATACCACGCTTGAAGATATCCAGGCAGAGTTTGACGCTGGCCGGAATGTGGCCGTCGTGTTTGACGAAGTACCGACAGAATGGCAAGGCTGGCCAGTGATAGACGGAGACGCCGACGATTTGCGACACCTTGACCCAGTCGGCGTAATCGTAGGTCTCAAGGCTAAAGGCGCGGCGAAAAAAGACTTAAAGGGATTCGTGGTTCGACTAGTGACCAAAATAATCGACGGTCAGATAGTCAAAATCTAACCTGATTCACTGATTCAGAGGCTCAGATTCTGAGCCTCTGGCGCGGCTGAATCAGCCGGAATTTGCACACTTGGAGAATCACCATGAACGATTGGCTAGATATCATCTACGGCGGCGGCACCATGCCACGGCTACCACAGCCAGACACGAGCGAGGATTAACCATGGGTTGGAACACATTGGCAAATAAACAATACAACTGCAACCACACGAACATCGTCACAGGCACGATTGCAGAGCCTGGCCGGAACATATCACGCGAGGAATGCACCAAATGCCAGGCGTCACGCCCAATCATCACGATTACAGCCGACGCTGAAACCTTGGAGCAGGCACGAGTCTGGGTGTCTGAGTGTGTCTGGGGAGACCTTGAACCAGAGGACACCGCCAGCCTATCAGACGCACAGATTCACACAGGCATCAACCGACACTACGCCGGAGGCTGGGCGCAGTTCGTCAAGGACGGCGAATAATGGAGACTATCAGCATTCAACAGCCATGGGCCTGGTTGATACTCAATCACGGCAAAGACGTGGAGAACCGTTCCCGGTGGCACTATAAGCACCGGGGCCGGGTTCTGATACACGCTGG